TTTGGCATAAATGAACTATGCTCGCACCCCTGGCCACTCAACCTCTGGCGTAGATTTGCCAGAGTCAGGCGCGGGGTCAAGGTAGTTGGACGGATTCTGCAGGCGGCCAGGCCGCCCGGCGTGGGCGGGCCAATGACATGCAGTGATTGGCGTGCAAAGATAAAGGAGACGGGGTGGGAGGGGCGGACGTTTCTTCTGCTAGGAGGCCTCATCACGCCGCCAAGCCCGAGCGACGAACTCAAGTACTGGCTGCAGACGGGGGAGGTGCCGACAGGCGCCGCGCTGCTATTAGATCTTCCCTGCTGCGACCAGGCCGGCCAACTCCTAACTCTCTATGCAAGGGTGCACCAAGGGTGGATGGTGACACCGGGGGAAGAGGCAGCAGGCGCCTATCCGCCGCCCCCGTTTGCACCATTCGGATTCACCCTCCTCGTCCTCGCCGGCACGGACGTCAAGCACTGGGCGAGGATCATGCCGGCCGAGGTTACCACCTTCCATGGAGATCCCTGCAAGACCAACCTTTCATGGGGGAACTGGACGAAGCAAAACTATATGGCTAGCTTCAATTACCCCGATCCCTACCTAGGGTTTAGCAAAGGCCCGCTTCCCCGGGAGCTCGGCCGATAAGAATTCCTCCACCTACTGTACAATGGGCGCTGGAATACTGCCGGTTGCTTTTCACCAAGGCAAAGTTTATCTGCTCATCTCTCGTGAATCACTAGATATGAACAGGCGATGCAAGGGCCAGTGGTCCGACTTCGGCGGCGCACGAGAAGGAAACGAGACGTCACGCCGCACCGCTATCCGTGAAGGGTGGGAAGAGAGCGCTGGGGCACTCGGCAGCCAGTCTCAAATCGCTGACTTGATCCGCCACAAGCTCCTTAAGAAAGTCGCGCTTAAGCACTATACCACTTACGTAGTGGAGATACCTTATGCACCCGGCCTCCCTGGTGTCTTTTCCGCCCAGTATAGGATGATACGACGGATCGATCCGCAGGCTATTCGTGCTAACAACGGCCTCTATGAGAAAGACAAGCTCAAATGGTGCGACCTTGCGAGTGCCAGGCGGCAGCGCAGGTCGTTCCGCCGGTTCTATAGGACGATACTAGACAAAGTAATAGCGCACTTTGAGGAGCAGCAGCAGGGATAGTCTGTCCGCCTACTACAAATGAGTCTTCTTCCTATGACAAAGCAGGACTTCTGGGTAGACGAGGACAAAAGGAGACTATACGGCGAGATAAGGACTGACTATGCACTCATAGGGAAGATGCTCGATATGGTTCCTGCATCCCTTTACCGCGATCCAACATCGCGCTGGCTAGATCCGTGTGCAGGGAACGGCTACTTCTCAATAGCTGTCTATAATAGGCTTTTCAAGGGCCTGGACGTTGCGATACCAGACCCCGGGAGGCGGCGTAAACATATTCTTACCCATATGTTGTTCATGGTCGAGCTGAACGATGAGCATCTCCCCGCCCTTCAGGCCGCATTCGGAGCGACAGCCCAGATCGCCACAGCCAACTTCCTTGAGATGGATGGGGGAGATTTCGACGTGATTGTAGGGAACCCCCCTTTTACGGTTGGAGGGGCCGTCAAGACCCCAGCCGGCAAGCAGGCAGCGAAGCAAGGGGACGGTGTGTCGGTCTGGGCCAGCTTTATCAAGACCGCCGTCCGTAATCTGAAAGCCGGTGGCTTCCTCGCCTTCATTACTCCGTCGATTTGGATGAAACGCGACCACCTCATGCACGACACCATACTGCAATACGATCTCGAGAAGCTCCATACCATGAGCAATACCGAAGCCAACCGTGTCTTCCATGGTCATTGCAACACACCATGCAGCTATTTCCTGCTCAGAAAGGCCGCTGTACACGGCGGGCGCGCGCTGCACATCCACGACGCGGCCCTCGGCCGCCTTTACCCCTACCCTTTCAGGTTGTGTGATAGTCTACCTTTGTATGCAATCTCCGTTATTGCCCGCCTGCGCCCCTTCCTCCTGCGTGGAGGGCACATCGAGGTGCAAAAGACGAACATGCCACGCAAGGGGGTGTGGCTCTCTCCAACAGCGCGTGATACTCATCCTCACCCATGTGTTCGTAGCTGCGTGCTGAAAGGCGACGTGCCTGTCCTGAAGACTGAATTCTCAAATATCCCCTGTGCCTTTGCCGGCCAGCGCAAGCTGATTCTTGCCCACAAAATGTATGGTTTTCCCTGGTACGACTCAGAGGGCGCTTACGGGATCTCAAACAGAGACAATTATGTGATACTCGGGGATGAGGAGCGCCTGCTCGCTCTTCGAGACTTCCTTTCGACGAATCTGGCCCTCTATCTTTTCGAAGCTACCCGTTATAGGATGAAGTATCTGGAGAGATATGCCTTTGAGATGATCCCTGATATCACCCGCCTCTCTGATTGTCCTCCACAACTAACAGATGCAGCCCTAGCTGACTATTTTGGCCTAAGCGCAGAGGAAAGGGCTGCTGTTGGGCGAAGTCCCTTCGGCGGGAGGGGTCCCAGAAGAAAGTATAAGCGGAGCGGCCTTGAAAATTGACGGATATGGGAGAGAACGGGGGACGAAATATCGTCGATGCAGAATGAGCCATTCTACATCGGCACTACACGTTTCAACGATACCACTTGGGAAGAAAACTGCGAATGGCGGCGGAGGCACCGCTGGGAAGGCTGCATTTATGGCGCGAATAAGCGTATGCCGAAGCATGTTCCTCACGACTCACTTGTGTATATCTTAGAGATGAACAATGAGAGGGATCGGATTATGGGGATAGGGCTTGTCCGCAACTTCTTCGACGGAAACCGCGACATATGGGTCTACAAGAGTGAACCTGACTATAACAGGTTCTTCTACCATAGCCGATACCGTCGAGACCGCGACAACATCGAGAACAAAAAGATGCTAGCTGTGTTGGAGCTCATGGTCTTCAAGGGCTACGGCCACTACAAGCGTGGGCAGAGCATCACCACGATCCCGTGGAAGCGGTTCAAAGGGCCGAAGACAAAGCGAATCATTAGGCGTTTCCTCCGGGGGCTGTTCCCGGCCGCGCTCGGTCAGTAGGGCGTTCCGTAGGCTGTAACGCGGAGACACATAAGGAGATGCTGCCTGATGGCTGGACATTTCTCGGTCTGTTTCTTCTGGCATTTACGAAGCTTCTCTTGCAGCTTCTTACAGGCTGTCGGTATAGGACCTGGTCTGACCAGTTTCGCTCGAGGTTTCATCTACTTGCACTGTTCCTGCTCTTCGCTTTAGGCCTTTTATTCTCTCTGTACTCTAAGACATGGCCAGCCCCTATGCAAAGGTTGTCAAGCTGCTTGACAGTATAAAGAAACCCCTCATAGAACAGTTCGCCGACTCCGTTGTCTCAGCATATACACCGACGACGCCAGGAGCTGAGGTCGCCGATACGTTCCTTGCTGCCGATGCAGGACCACGCGAGACCAAGGCAAAACTAGCTAAGCTTCCCATCTTTCTGGTGATCGGTCATTCCTCCATGGACTCCTATATAAGTACGAGGATGAAGGACGGGGATATCGAGCCCTATCTCAACAACGTTTCCACCTGTAGCAAGAGTGTATTCTGTCTCCCGCCTGGCGGCGATATCTCTGAGGCGAAGTTCGTCGTATATACTACAGGACCGGGAGGACTTGGACTACTTGGGGACGAGGCTTGCCCAGGCGAAGATGAGGAATCACACCACATCCTGAATGCAAAGGAGGAGATAGTCAAAGGCGCCCTCTTCAGCCCTGAGATGGGTCATCAAGAAAAGATCGATGTCTCCTTCTATGGCAGAGAGAAGGAGGGTAAGGTGCACTTCAAGTGCGGGGATGCGCCAACCGGCCTCTTTTATCCGGGGTGCGTTGTGCCGGATAAGGGGCACGAGTTCTACGGATCCACCCTCACCGAGTACGGCTTTGGCATTTTTCGGATACGGCAGGGCGAGAGCGCCTGCGCCCTAGCCAAGGCAGCGGAGCAGACGGGTATGCGTCGGAGCCATGAGACTATCATAGAATCCGAAGACGATGAGGGCGAGGAGGAGAACGCGAAGGTCTACTACTACTCTTCTCAGGCCCTGACGCCGGGCGACAGGGCCGTGAAGGAATTGCTAACCGAGGGCGCACGCTCCCGCAAAAACGTCTTCATGTCGGAGATCATCAAGGCAGGGGATCCAGGCATATATATCTCTCTCTCCTGCAGCCCCCTCTGGGTATTCTTGGAGAAGCCACGAGATGGGTCCTCCTCTGAAGAAGACCGCTGGGTGTTGCTGCCGCGTGACCCATGGATCATTAAGACCGGTGCGGGGATGCTTGTGACGGAGATCCAGAGGGCCCTTGCGGCCGGTATACGCGCGGCAGGTGAGCAGTGGGACCAGATGACACAGACTTTGGCCCGCAGCGGCGTCCATCTCCGGAGCCCTGGAGGTGTTCAGCGTCCAGGGGCTGACACGGCCATTAGCGGCTATGCCGCCGACGATCAACATGCGACCATAGACGAGCGAGCAGACCTGTTGTCAGGTGCGAGTAAGATACCCGCTGTAGCCGTCACGCGCGGAGAGGAGAAGCGTCGTGAGGCCGCTGCCTCTGATATGGACTATCCTGAGCTATCGGGCGCCTTGCGAGCTCTCCGACCCAGCGCTATAGAGAGAGCAAGATCCACAAAGCGTGGCGGAAGACGGCGCCAGAGGCGGCGCCGAGTGACGAGACGCAAACGGCGCAGCAAGCGGCGGCGCCGGGCACGTCGAAGGAGGCGACGGACACGACGGAAAAGATAATATGATGGTTATATATAGGTATGGCGAACTTTCTAGTTCTTCATAAAAGCAGTGATACTTGGGGTCTTCTGGACGACTATGAATGGAATGATCACGCACATCTCGTCATAGATGAGGTTGTGGCATCGATAGGGGCCCTGTGCGTCGGGCAGATCACCGACAGCTTTGCAAGAGAAGCCCTTGAGGCAGCGGATATAGTAGTTGTATCCTACGACACACAAGGGATGACACGCCAAAGCATCCGTGGTTTCGCCGCCCTTGAGGCCCATGACGACGTATTGCCGCGGTACATATACATCGATCTCATTTGCAACGCTGTGCGTCCGGGAGCGCTCACTCGGGCGGCGGCAGCGACCGATTTAGCTGCGAAACGAACAATGAAAGGGGGCAGCAGCCTCCTGAAGGTCATTGAAGGTATCGCTAGGCAGGGGAAGTACTCTTATATCAAGCTTAAAGCACTCGAGCATGTTATCCCCTATTACTACCACTTCGGATGGCGCTTCATAAGCGGGTGTCCACCGAAGGACGACGGCATGGCAGATGCCGTGACCCGACTCTCCGCTGTATATGCTGCCATCAGGAGGCGGAATAAGCCAGGCGTCCTCAACACGACTATTGAAGAGGATGATGCTATATCCGAAGCACTTGTTCCTTTCCGGCGCTTTCTTTTGGGTCTGCACAGCGATGCGGCTGTGAGTTCCTACCGAGCCCGCGACGAGGACGACGACGAGGCGGGCACGCGCGAGCAACATTTGGCTCGGCTCCGCGATGACGGCTACCTGATGATCAAGTGCCTAGGACGACAAGGGGGTGGGAAGCGGCGAAAGAGGCGCAGGAAGAAAAAAAAGTCCCGGCGCCCACGTAGGCGGAAGAGGCGGCGCCGGAGCCGCCGCCGGCACCGTCGTCGCGCAGCCCGCGGCCCTATCCCAGACCCCTACGGACTGCTCCCCGACTATATGCCCCCCAGCGCGGGACCGCCACCCGAGCACCTGCCGCCCTACGCCGGCCCTCCCGACTATATGCCTCCCGCCGTAGGTCCTCCCGGCTACATGGAGGAGGAGGAGGAGATTCTCTCGCCCGTATCTTCGCCTGAGCTTTCGCCAGCCGTATCGGTGGCCTCCTCG